TTTTTCTTTAAATCGTCCCAGAGTTCTTTGGCTGCTTTAACTTCATGTGGTAAACCTGTGATGTCTATATCTTCGCCTTTTATTATCATTTCGGCGGCATTGTGGACTATCGTGCCCTTTTCTAAGCTTACTTTTCCTTTCGCATCCCATCGTTCTAAGATTGTCTGCTGACTAACCCCTTCTTTTTTTGCGCTGTGTTTGCTCCATCTTTCAGTATCAAAAGGCTGTTTATATTTTGATAGATATTGGGTCACAGACACTAATCTTTCGTCACCAAACCAATATGAATGATTTTCGTCGATATATGTTATTTCGTCGAATTTGGTGGTTTCGAAGATCTCTTTCATGGTTGAATACTCTATGTATATATTATATGGAAGAAGAGGTAGATTTAACCATTGTTGATCGCGAGCCGACTAAGCAGACCAAAAAGGTCAAAGAGGTACCGCCTTATTATGAGGATACAGATGAAGATGCTGGTGGGTTTATTCAGGATCTTGATTATAAGTAACCTCATTTTCTAATTTTTCGATGTAATCAGTGATTACATGTTCTTCATCGATTAGATTGATATTTCCCTTTGTGTCGCCAGACACAATATTTGGATTTATCGTTACGTAAATTAGTTCTTGGTGTAAACTAGCTATGGTCTTTAGCATTTCTATCAGATGTTTTTTATTAGTACAGAGATTTGCATGTATGTTTAGATCGTCTTTATATGTCGCTTCGATCGCTGATTGGAATGCATTTGCCATTTCGCTGTCTGTATAAATCGGAAGATAATATCTAGCATCTTTTTCATATGAAAAAATCTTATGATACTTTTCGAATAATCCACAGCTAAATATTATGTAATATTCTTTCATTAGCCTATCTCCTGTGGGTATATACTTTACGCTTAAAAGGAGTGCAAAATGGATAAGAAAACACCATATCCTGGTTTCAACCCTAGTTTTAAGAATGTTAAGAAGAGAAATGGTAATTTTAGAACTGTGTTGGTATTAGAGGTGCTTAGTAAGAAACAATTGACACAGACCATAAAGGCTTTGATAGGAGAGCAGGTTGAAGCTAAGCTTGAACAGCTTATGGGCCGAAATGGCCTTATCGATTACGATGTGGTTTCAGATGATCGTTTTGATGTATTATTGCAAGAAGGGCTACGTATGGTCACTGAAGGGTATTGACAGAGTTGTTGGGATCTGTTACAGTAAAAACAGACACAATTACTTTACTGGAGGATTCATGGAAGGTAAATACAGAATATTAAACATCGATGGTTCGATTAGTTCTAAACTTTATGATCTGATTGAGGAAACATCAACCCAAAGGGCGACTCTACGGTCGGTTGGTGAAAGTAAAGAGATCTTAGTTCATAAAAACCGAATGATACCCGTAGATAAAGTTGATAGTGCGGTGTGTATCGTGTCAGGCGGAGTCGAGTTAGCCATTTGTCCAAAATGTTTAACTATCAGCAAGAAGACGCTTGGCCTTGAGAATTTTTTATGTGAACGCGGTTGTGGTAATTATCCTTACCATAACCTTGGTTCTAACGGCCTAGCTTTAAGGAGTAGAAAGATAATGGAATTGAAGAATAAAAATGTTTTTAACTTAGAAGATGTTAAAAAGTATCCTGACTTTCGTGTTTGGAGCAAATTAAACAAATTTAATCATCCAAATATTGACTCTAGATCTATAATTATCTTGCATTCTTCTGATAAGCCCAGAAAATTGCAATTTAACACTTATAATGGCTCTTTGGGCAAAAAATCACCGCCACTACCACTGGAAGCTTTCGATAAAAATGAAGCTCCGCAGGGAAAATGCCCTTGGTCGATTATCGCCAGTGTTGATGCTGAAGAAAATCGATTGAAAGAGTCAGGATATGAGCGCTCTATCTAGGAGTTCGCAATTTCTGAAGATGAATTATCAGAAATCAATAAGAAGTATTCCGCCATCCTTGATGACATTAAAATGTTAGAGGAAATGATATCTATATTGCCTTCAAGAACAGCACTCGAACTTAGGAGTGTGTTTGGCAAAATTATGCGCGATATTGCCGTTTGCCACAAGGGTTTAGCAATTCTTGCTAAAGAAAAAGTGGATTCATTAGTATCAGATTTGAATTATATGTCATTTGATCTTGAAGCCACAAGGAGAGAGCGGGATGAATATAAAAGAAAACTTGGCGAATAATTTAAAAAGAGAATCGATATTAATCACAGGTGGTGCTGGTTTTTTAGGTAACAAAGTCGTCCAATGTTTCATGGAAAACGGTTTTGGCTCAGAATGTGTAAGAGGCCAGAAAGCCAGACCTAATAATGTTTATATTAATCGATCAGTATTATTCGATCTTACTATTGAGTCACATGTTTCAGAATTGTTCAGCCGTCTATCGCCTACCATAGTTATACATCTAGCTGCTGCTGTCGGTGGTATCGGTGCTAATCAAAAAACACCAGGTTCTTTTTTTTACAAAAATGCCATGATGGGGATACTTCTACAAGAGTATGCTAGAAGGCATAATGTTAAAAAGTTCGTTACTATCGGCACAGTTTGTTCATATCCTAAATTCACGCCATCACCTTTTAAAGAATCAGATTTATGGAATGGCTATCCGGAAGAGACAAATGCGGCCTACGGCATCGCAAAAAAAGCCTTGCTTGTGCAGAGCCAAGCCTATCGCCAAGAGTATGGCTTTAATGGGATTCATCTGTTGCCCGCCAACTTGTATGGTCCGCTTGACAATTTTGATGATAGCACATCACATGTTGTCCCAGCGATCATCAAAAGAATCTACGAGGCCAAAAGAGACAAATTAGATCATGTAACCGTTTGGGGCGATGGTTCACCCACTAGAGAATTTCTATATGTGGATGATGCAGCGAGAGGTATAGTGCAAGCTACCTCGACATATGATAGTCCTGAACCAATAAATTTGGGATCAGGGAGAGAGATTAGCATAAAAGATTTAACGACCAAGATAGCTCAAATAATTGGATATGATGGTCTAATAAAATATGATCATTCAAAGCCCAACGGGCAGCCTAGGAGGAGCCTCGATAGTACGCAGGCAGCACTAAAATTTAATTTTCAGACGACCACTGATCTTGACACAGGGCTAAAAACTACTATTGATTGGTATATTGATCACATTTCTTCTATTGGAGCAGTTAGAAAATAAAATGAAAAGTCGTATTGAACGTGTTCTTCCAACCGCTTATCTTATAGGTCAAACGACACTTGATTTAGATCAATTAACCAAATATCTCGAAGATACTGACGCCAAGCCATTCGTTAGAGAAGTAGAAGAAGCAAGATTTTCTGGTGTGTCTGATATGGAGATTATTTGTTCCGTATATGCTAAATTATGCTATAAATCTTTTGTCGTTGGTACGAATAAAAACATAACAAGAACGAGATCTATAAAGGATAACATCAAAGGATGTTTCGATGTTAAGCATGGCAGCATATTCGAGCATGTTTTCTTTAATTTTATCATTAAAGATTGTTCAAGGATTTTTACACATGAGCTTGTACGACACAGGGTCGGCACAGCCTTTAGCCAAAATTCTGGGCGCTATATTAGAGAAGATGTGATACGTGTTGTTCTTAGCCCAGACATAGAGCATTCAAAAAAGATCGACGCTATCTTAGAGAATATCTGCGCCGGTTATGATGAGTTAGATTATGAATTAGATATCGATTCTACTATAAGGTTCGACGAAAAGAAAAAATTAACCAGTTCTATCAGACGAATCCTGCCTAATATGTGCGCTAATGACATAGGTTTTACTGTCAATGTCCGAGAATTAAGACACATACTTTTGATGCGTACTTCCCGCCATGCCGAATGGGAAATGCGGTATGTTTTTGACAAGATTTATAAATTATTACTACCAAAATATGGTGCCTTTTTCCATGGTTTGCATGTAGGGTCACATGAAGGATATGTAGAGATTACTGAGGAGCCTTATGTATAAAATAACTTTAGAAAGGCTCAATGGTAACGATTTGCCGCTACCTAAATTCGAGACAAGTGGTTCTGCGTGTTTTGACATATCAGCATGTTTAACACGTCGGATGTCTGAATGCTTACTAAATGGAAGAAAAAAGCATTTTTTATATAAATGGCATGCTACGAATTTAAGGAAGTATGTTGAAGGACTAGAAGATGTATTTTCTGAAGAATCAGAAATGTCACGGTTATACATTCATCCTAACGAAACCATTTTGATACCAACTGGATATAAAGCATCATTTGCTTCAGATTTAGTGTTAAAATTATACATCAGGTCTTCTATCGGTTTAAATGGTCTCAATCTAGCTAACCAAGTAGGGATTATTGATTCTGATTATCGTGGTGAGATCTTTATAGCTATAAAAAACAATTCTGACATCGCCCAGACTATAAACCACGGTGACCGTATCGCCCAAGCAATGCTTGAATGTATAGTTAAACCAGAGATCATTGCTGGTGTCGTTGATCCCACAGCGCGCAATGATGGTGGTTTTGGCTCTACTGGAAGAAAATGACAATGAGGGGCACATATAAAACAGTAAAACCGGCGTATAGTGCTCTACTTGAAGCAAACAATTTAACATTAAATCAATATTGTAATCTGAAACCCAAAAATATACAAGAGATCATAGACAAAATACCTGGTACCGGTGATCGTACCGTCAGGCATATGTTAAATGTCGGCCCTCGTAATGCTACTGAAACAGATATACTAAATTACTATGTTTGGAATGTCGCTACGCCAAGAATTAGAGCAGAGAATGATTTGGCTAAGTTACACAGCACTAAAAGGAATTCTATTTATAGTCAGACAGATGACATTATCGATTTTGATTAGCCTTTTTCGGTCGTTTTTGTTTCGTTTTTTTCTTTTGGCCGTTGTTGTGCCACTCATAGGGATCGCCAATACTACTAATATCATATTCACTAGGGTTCTGACGGTCCAGAAACGTGGTTGGTGATTTGTATTGAATTTCACTAATTATTTCTTTAATTTTCATGGAGTATATTTGATATGATTGAAAATTCTCAAGCTTCTTTTTCCGTGTGGACTTTAGACGGAAAAGACTATTTTGAATTCAATAATGATGGGATTATAATTCATAGATTAGATACTGAACAGGCGGCCGTTGATGTGGCTAAGGATAAGACAGCCCACCACTGGTTATTGCTAGATGATGATAAAGATAAATATACTGCAGGAGGCACTAATGACTCAAAAAAGATTTTCAAGCGTAGATGATATTCCTGATTTTATGACGGCGGCTAAGGATTTTAGGAGTGATATAGAACAAACCAATTCACCGCTTTCATTGTTCGACAATGAAGCGCCTGATTTAAAGATGGCAAGAAAATTAGTCGATGAAAGTATAAATATAGTCGGCGCTGAAGTAAACATCTTTTTAAGAACCAACAATGATGATATTAGTGAAGTATGGGAAGAGGACGCTGACCCTACATATTGGAATCCCTTTAAGATAAAAGCATTTTTTAAGCCTTCTCCGATCGAACTGGAATTAAAGAAATCTGGCGTTGATGTAGAAAATAAAATGGAGATTTCGCTAAGTCACCGACAAATCTATATGGTCTGTCGCGAGAGGATGCTGCGGGCTGGTGATGTAATCAGAATACCATATAATAGCGCTCAAGTCGATTTAGCGCCTCGTTTCTTTAGAGTAACCAACGCTGCGCCATCAGGTAATTTCCGCTATAATTGGCTATATCTTTCATGTAAGTTAGAATCTATTACTGCCGATATTACTGTAAGGCCTATGAAAGACATAATAGGTGACATAGAAATAATTAAGACAAATGGAGTGTACCGTGAGTCTCTCTGATGATATAAGGAAAATGAAGTTATTGGCTATAGCTAAAATAAAAGAGATTATTCCGGCAGTATCTGAAGGTATCAAGGACGATATTAAATCCCAAATGGATATTAAACTCGAGGTTTCTGATTTAACAGATAATGCTGGCGTAGTCGAATCAGTGTTGGTAGGGAAAAAAGAATATCCTACTATCGATGAGCTTAAAGCCGAAAAGACCGATGCTGAAGATTATATAAAAGATTTAGATGCCGCAAAAATCACAGAAATGGTGAAATCCTATGGCGCTCTATGATTTTAATCATGACACTTCTATAAATCCGGTAACGTTGCAGAACGTTCCTTTCGGACTGCCAAGGGATGCAGCTGTTAGTCAGCTTAGCGACAACCAAGGCGGCCGTAAAACTCTTACTGGAGATGAGTATAATACCTACCCCCAGTATGTTGAGGATTTCATCACTCCGGGTTTTAGAGCGCTGGATGAAGCTGTAAAGCAGTATTGGACTGGCATTAGAGTACCGACAAAAGACGCCTATAGGTTTATGAAGGTCAGAATAGCTGGCGGAAGCAAATCGATATTAGTTTGGCGAGGAGATTTAAAAGACGGTAGAACTAAACTACCTGTCGCCGCCATAAGCCGAACATCACACGAATTCAATAAGGATAAATTTAGCCCGACTTATCTATCGATGGGCCATAGATATTTAAATACTGCTGGTTCTTTGGTCGCGAAGCAATATCGCCCAGTTCCTTATAATGTCACTTATGAAATGGGAGTTTGGGCCGAACACAAACGAGATGCAGAGTATATATTATATCAAGTGCTAACTAGATTTAATCCTTTGGCGGAATTACGGATGTTCGATGGAAAGCTTGTAGGCAATGTTCAGATGAAGCTTAACAGTGCCGCGGACAATAGCGATAAAGAAATAAGTAATGATTCTATGGCCAAGGTTAAATATGACTTCAGCTTTACAGCTGAAGCATGGTTGCCGCTGCCTCAAGTAGTGGTACCAGCTATCGTCGGCCAAGTGACAGCATATTATACACCTTCTTAAGAGATTATATGATGGAAGATAGAAAGAAAAAGCTTAAATCTAATAAAATCATCAGACGCCCTTCTGTACAAGACGCAGTCGTAGAAGATATTAAATCTACTAGAATGGTAAGAGTGTTTAATAGTTGCAAACAGATGATACCACTTCAAATGCGCCCTCCGGGTACTAGTTTTTATCGCTACGAGCAACAAATCCGACTAAATCCCGGACAACATGCTTTATTACCTTTAGACCATCTCAGAGAAGACCAGATTGAAAATCTCCAGAAAAAGGGATTTATCAAGATAATCTATGATTCTGGTTCGAAAAATTCTAAGCAAAATTAATATAAGTTGGAACAGCATTAAAAAAAGAGGAGTTAAATATGGCCGTATATCTATCACCTGGTGTATATCCTCGTGAAATAGACCTATCTCTGGTCGCTTCTGCCGCCGGGCCCCTTCGCCCCGCATTTATTGGTACTGCTCAAAGAGGCCCCATAAATACCCCAACGTTTATTTCTGGCGCTGAATCTGCAATTAACACTTTTGGAACACCTTTTGTAGAAAGCTATTTGATGTATGCTGTATTGGCATACATGGAAGATGGCGATTCGTGCTATATTATGCGAGTAGGTGTTGAATATTCTTCAGCTTTACCAGATAGATTACTCGACGTATGTATTGACAATACTCCTAATATGACATATGGTTGGGGACGTATTCCAGTATTTACTGGCATCGATTACGGTAGAATTAACTTACGAAAGCCGACAGTTGCCGACCCAGTAGTATTTCACAATGCTAGCATCTCGACACCAGTCTTTCAGAACGCTGGTGCAGAATCTACAGCCCCAGATACTGAGGCTAGTCTTGCGATTGCTGGGACATATACTGGAACATTATCTGCTACTTACGTTTTAGAAATAACTAGCGATACTAGCATTAACCTTTCGACAGACTTGTACTATATGATAAATGGTGCGACCTATCGTGTGATCGATACTTCTTATGATAGTGCTGAAGATGGTTATGTGGTCGCTTCCGGCACTTTAGCGGACGCTTCAAACACAGGCACTTCGAGTTCTTTCGTCGTGCAGGGAGCGATTTTGACTGGTGTGATTACTGTCAGTTCTGGTAGGCTAAGCACTGGAGATATGTTCCAATTCGAATTGACACCAAATAATCGAAAATTCCGAATATCAGTAGAAGGTGTAGCTCATTCCTATGATGACACAGTCGCTGTTGGAGAGTATGATAACACTGCTGATCTAGTCGATGCTTTAAATGATGCGCTTATTTCTACTGGTGGCCATGATTTTGTATTTGTTTCGGCTGTCGATGAATCAGGCGCTACTGTACCGCAGATTAGATCTTCGGCTAATGGCGACAGGGTACAAATAGTCAATGGTGAAGCTTGGGCCTTAACGCTTGGAGTTTCATTATATCAATATGATATACCTCGAGCACGAGTGATTTCTACCAAGACTGATCCGTATGATATTACTACAGACAATAACCAATTGGTATTGAAGGTAGTTTCTGCTGCTTCTAGCTTTACTATCACTGCTAACATAGTGTCTGGTTTGGGGCAAGCAGCTGATAATTTAGCTGGTCAAATAAACACTTTCGGTAGTGTTGGCGGCTTAGACTATTACGAAGCATTTGCGATCAATGTACCTAATTCGTCCGGCATGGTGATAGTTATTGCCACAACGCCAAATAACGAACTAGATTCATTATTCTTGCTAGCTAATTTTACTAACATTAAGACCTTGCGCTTCACTGAAGAAGTCGGTCTCCTTTATCCTTATGGCGGCGCTTACCGCGGATTTTCTGATGAACGTGTTCTAATGCCTGTTGAAAGCGATGATCCTTCAATACCATTGTCATGTGTAACTGACCCAGTGTCTGACGAATGCGCACAAGATTCTGCATATTACCAAAGTATTGTAGGTTGGTTTGTAGGCACATCTGCCGGTACATGGATCGGAAAATATGATGCTGTGAAAGACACGTATACAGGCTACACGGTTGGTGTGCAACTTGTTAACACCAACAATGTAGCAACTAGTCAGAAATATGTCATTACAATTAAAGACTCTTCAGGCTATGCTGTTGATTCAATAACTGATGTGTCATTTGATCCAACTGATGCGCGTTATATCGCCAACATTATAAACCCTGGCTCATCGATCGGTGGGACCAACGGCAATGCGATTATTAATTGGATCGAAAGACCTTCCTATATTGGCGTTGGTGAAGACAGGCATCCTGCCTCGTTCAGCAACAGGCAATTTAGAGGTATGGCTAACGGTATTCCGACCGATCCTGCAGATTCTGCTACTTATCTTGATGCTGCCGTGATTGGAAACCCAGCCACCAGCTCAGGACTTTACGCTTTCCAAAACCCAGAAGCTTTTGACATTATGTTGTTAGCTATTCCAGGATTTAGTTCTGGCGCTGTGATTGGATCTGCTTTGCAGCTTTGCGAGAATCGTGGTGATGTTCTGTTTTTGGTCGATCCTCCAATCGGTCTTAGACCACAACAAGCTATAGATTGGCATAATGGTCTTCTTTATGATGATCTCGATCGTGCTATCAATAGCTCGTACGGTGCTTTGTATTGGAGCTGGTTGAAGATCTTTGACCAATTCAGCGCTGAAGAACGATGGGTACCACCTTCTGGTCATGTTGCGGCTATTTTCTCGAGAACCGCACAGAACACGGAAGTTTGGTTTGCACCAGCCGGTCTTCGACGTGGTAGGATTCAGACAGCTCTTGCTGTTGAATATAACCCCACCCAATCAGAGAGAGATCTGTTATACGGATCTGGCAATAGCGTTAACCCAATCGTTAGCTTCGCTCAAGACGGTATAGTAGTCTGGGGCCAGCGAACACTTCAGCGTTCACCAACTGCTCTCGATAGAGTTAATGTTAGGATGTTGATGATTTATATTAAAAAGAACTTAACCACTATCTTGAGGAATTTCATCTTTGAACCTAATGACCGTACTCTTTGGTCACAGGTTTATAATGTCGTGAATCCTTTCCTATCTGAAATAGCTTCTAGAAGGGGTCTTTCTGGTTATAAAGTGGTTGTTGATGCCTCTAACAACACTCCTGAAAGGATCGACAGGAATGAATTGTGGGTCTCGGTGTTTTTACAACCAACCAAGACTGTAGAATTCATAGTCTTAAATATGGCGGTATTAAAAACCGGTGCTTCTTTCGCAGCTGAAGAATCTTTAGCCGCAGCTGGCCTAGTAACTGTCTAAAAACACTCAAAAGGAGAACATTAAAATGCCAGGATTTAATATTAATAATAAAGGCGGGATGCCAGGCTTCGGCGCCAACGCACCTACCAACATTATGGAAACCAGAAGAACCTACCGATGGTATTTTGAAACCATTGGTAGAGGTGCCGGTAATGGAACTTGGACAGCAAAAGAGCTGTTGGTTCTTCAGAAAGCTAAAAGGCCGACCTTTAAATTTTCTGAACTAGATATGCAACACCAGCAAGAAAAAGCATACTATGCTGGTAAGCAAGAATGGGAAGCTTGTACATTAACATGGTATGATGTTGAACAGGATCCTAATATTTCACAAGGCTTGTACATTTGGCTTGAGTCCGTGTGTCGTTTAGACACAATCGGTGTTAACCATCCAAAGAATTACAAGAAACAAGCAACGCTTAAATTAGTCGATGGAGCTGGTACGACTAATGAAAGATGGGACATGTATGGTACTTGGCCAACCAATTTTAATTGGCAAGAATTAGACTATACTGGCGATGCCATCTTGACTTGCGATGCGACAATGAGATACGACCGAGCCATCCGAGAGTGTTCTAATCCAACGCTACCTGGTCCTTTGGGAACAACATGCGCTCAGCCTAGCTAAAAAGGCGTATAAATTATGCCAGGATTTTATATTCCGACTGATAAGTCGAAGTGTAATATAGATAGCATTAACAAATCAGGTCAGGAGTACGCGGCGGCGCGTACTCCTCATCATTTGATGGAGACAGCTAGAAATTACCGTTGGCTATTCGAGCTGTTACCAGCTTTCGATGGCCAAAATTTTAACGGTAAGATATCGTCCGACGCTCCAGGCAATCTCTTAATATATTTAAAAAAGTGCGAAAGACCCACAATGGATTTTGAAGAAATTTCAATCCATAATGGGCCTCGCACCATGTATAGACCAGGCAAATTCAAGCACAATCCTATCAAATTAGATTTCCACGAAATAGTCGGACCATTATCTTGGGCCGATGGCCCTGCGGTAAGAATCTATGAATGGATGAGAAAATTAGTATTTAAATCCGAGCAGGGTGTATATTCTAAATTTGTAGATTATTCGTTTAATGCAAAATTAGCGCTACTTGACGGAAAAGGGCAATTTTTACACATATATGAGCTTTTCCATTGTTTTCCTTTAAATGTAACACCATCTAATTTAGACTACGAAGCTGATTCAATCGGTAATGTCTCTGTCACTTTACGCTATCTGGATGTAAAAGAAACGAAAAATCCAGCTTATGCTGACGTCTAGATATAATAAATAGCATAGGAGAGAGCAATTTGCCAGGATTTATAATTGGCGATACTAAAGAAGGAAAAGATCCTAACTTTAAGTTAAATACTGTTACAGATGAGTATTATACTAATTTTTTTTGGGATGTATCAAATATTCTAGGAACTTTTGTAAAAAACCAGCAGCCCACCAAGTCATTATTAGCATTAAAAGACTGCAAATTACCCACATTTACAGTCGAAGAAGAAAAGGTTTTAGGATCAAGTGTAGAATACAAGTTCGCCAAGAAGGTAAATTGGGACGATATATCTGTTACATGGTATGATAACTTTGGTTTATTAAATATCATGAAAACATGGATGAATTCGGTTTTTACTATGAATAGAGGGATGGCCCTTGCGTCTTCATATAAAAAAGAGACTAAGATATTGGTTTATACGCCTTCTATTTCATCACGTCAGACTTATACTCTAAATCAGAGCTGGCCTAAAGCCATAAAATTTGGTGATTTAACATATACTAGCAGTGATATAAAAGTTGTCGAAGCCACCGTATCCTACGATTGGGCACTTTACGCCGAAGATTAACAAAACAATTCTAAATTGTATATATAATAGAGCAAAAAAAATTCCATCTTATTTTAGGAAATCGATATGGCACAAGAAGAGGATATTCCACTAGGTGGCAGCGCTAAGAATAAACCAAGACCTGAAAAAGAAGACCAGCAGGATGTTAGGATGGAAGCGCATAATCCTGATCTTCAGAATCTACTTGGCGGCAGCAGTAATGAAGAGTTCTTACGGCAATTAATAGCATTACCAGAAGACAAGCTTATACCTTGGGAAGAATGCACACTACCGAGCAAAGGGATTTATTATAATTGGCCAGATGGCGTCGTAATGGTTAAAGCCATGGGACAGACTGCAGAAAAAGTCTTAGCCACTCAGCGCTTGGCCCAGAGTGGCCAGTCAATTGATTATCTATTCAGAGAATGTTGCAAATTTCCCGACGGTTTTGATCCTGCCGATCTTTTGCTCGGCGACAGAGTGTTTTTGCTCTATTTTCTAAGAGGCATAACACACGGTAATCTTTATGAATTTATGATTAGCTGTCCAAATTGCGATGCTTCAGCAACTCACAAGTATGACTTAAATGATTTAGCTAATACTATAACTTGGGCTGACGCTTCAGTTGGCCGTGAGCCATTTAAGGTCATATTGCCTTATATGTCTAAAGTTACTAACAGAGAAGTGTTTGTAGGTGTTAGATTTTTACGAGCATCTGATGCCAATGAAATTCTTTCGCAAAGAAAATTCAGAAAGCAAGCTTATTCCAAGCCTGGTAATTCAGTACGATCTGGTAGCATTTTACCTTCACAGCGAAACAAGCAAAAGCTAGATGGTAATAATCTAGACGAGTCAATCACTGAAAATCTTGAAAAGATGATCACTAGTGTGATGGGCATTACTGATCAGATCGCAATTCGTTCTTTTGTCCAAAAACTTCACTCTACAGACACGTCGACCATACGAGAATGGGTAAGAGAGCATTCACCCGGTATAGACACTACCGTTATCATCACTTGTCAACAGTGTGAGCACGAGTTTAAAGCGGAACTACCGATATCTGAAAGCTTTTTTCGCCCAGTTAAAGCCTGATGAATATGATAGGCAATATAGCAATTTAATGGAGCAGCAGTTTCTTCTAAAGAGATACGGCAAGCTTACGCTATTCGAACAAGCTGCGATGTCTTCTGAAGACAGGCAGTGGTGGCTTAAAAGAATCCAAGAAGAAAACGAAAAGCAAGCTGAAGCCGAGAAAAAAGCATCTTCCGGAGCTTCTAGGCCTAGCATGCCTTCAATGCCAAGTATACCAAGACGTTAATCTATCAAATATATGTTATGAGCTGCTCATCACTATCATCTGCGTTTCCTAGAATTGCCGGAAGGCTTGGCCAATATTTAGACCTGAATGTTCAGTTCTATAACTCGGGTCAGCCGGCCGAGCCCTATCAGATTTCTAAAATAGAAATTTATAAAACCGAAGTGTTAACTTCTAATCTTGCAGCAACAATTGATATAAGCCAAAGAGATTCTACAGAATACCCTGCGCCGTTGTGTGTTTCTACTGATGTCGTGGGTGAATATCATTATCCTTTCTTGGTACCAGCAGATTTTATAGCCCCAGATGTTTATTTTGATGTGTGGTACTATACACCTATCGGCAATACTGGAACAGCTGGTACAGATCCGATTATACTATCTAATCTTAGCTGCTGTCATAGGTTTTGGGTCTTTCCAGACGCATGGTTTTGTAATGATAAATTACAGACGGTGAGGTTTGGGTTTGAACCGATTGACCAACAGTTCTATCAGCCAGAACTTCGAACGTTAGAAGTCGGGCTAATGCCTTTACCACTATATGATTATAATTTTAATCTAGTAAATCCCTTAATGCCGTTCTTGAATCCTACCATTACGATTCAGACTCAGTTTTGCGAAACTTTGGTCGACAAAGCAGCTTGCCGCATAGGGTTAAGGCAGGGTAGTTATCGCTCTAACCCATATGTTGTGCAATATGATGTTAATACCGCCGACTTCTTAAAAGGCACATATCAGTATCAAATCACTTTAAATCTTCCAGATGGCTCCTCTAGAGTTAGCAGAAAATTCATCCTAGTGATAAATTAGTATTATTTATCGGGGTGAATATGAAAAAGTGGGATCTTCCAGCTGAAAAGATTATTGAATATATTAAAAAGAATCATGTCTACAAGGTTAGACGGGAAGGCGAAGAATACATAATATGTAATCCTCTGAACGACGATATCGGTTTTCATTTTAACATAAATCCGAAAAAAGGCATATGTCACGATTGGCGCGGAGATGAAACTTGGGCCGGACAAGCTAATCCTAAGAGCGGCAAACGGAACGTCTCGTTTTTAAATTTTATAAGACTTGTTAGACATTGCAGTTTCGAAGAAGCATATCGGCTAATTGCTGGGATTAGGCCAGGCTTATCGGCCGTCGAACCGTCAGGCCATGAAGTAATAGAAGACCAAATACAATTGCCAACCGGATCATCGCTTATAAATGAACATGGCTCTACATTGATGACATCTATCTTGATGTGGCTGATCAGAAGAGGGTATAATCAAGAAGACGTAGAGCATCAAGCTTTGCATCACTGCGGTAACGACGTGGTTTGGCCATACTTCGAATTTGGCGAAATGGTGTATTGGCAATCGCGATCTTTTATTAATAAAACATTTCGCTTTCCAGATCGTAATATTTATAAAGAAGGAAAAGTAGTTGGAGTTAATAATGTTTCGAAGGGTGATTTTCTATTTGGATTCGATGATGTGGCTCACAATGGCCGCTGTTTTATCACGGAATCGATATTTGATAAGAACAGTATTGGTCTCGGTGCTATAGCTAGCGGCGGAGCGGCTTTGACTGACAATCAGTGCAAGAAGCTAAGGCTGACAGGTGCTAAAGAGGTATTCTTGACGCCCGATAATGACAAGGCTGGTTTGCAAAGCATAGTCCAGAATTATAATAAAATAAGACCATATGTGAATGATATATATTATGTGGTGCCGCCTAAGATCTATAATGGAAAAAATATTAAGGATTGGAACGAGTTAATTACAGAGGCAGGTCTAAGGCGGGAAGACATTATAAAATATATTGACAATAATTTAGTGAAAATCGATGAAAACGCATTGATTAGACTAAAGATAAAGGCTCGATAATGGCATTTACTCCGAAAATGGCCGGTATAGTTGTACTTGATTTAACTATACCGCCATATGTTAATGAGAATATAGGTCTTGCAGTAGTAGAATTATTCTTTTCTGGGGCCTATAATGGCGGTCTACAGTTACGTTTTTCTATTTATGACACAAACTTAGAGCGCTGGGATGCTTTTTATAAAAACGTCTGGTATCCTAAAAAGTTAAAAGAAGAGATTAAAGTACATTTTAAAATAGCATATGCGCAGGGTGTATATCCCGAAACTTCGACTCGTAAGATTCAATTATTATTGACTAAAGCTAATATCAGATCGCGCGGTGGCTTTGGAGGGATAGTTATCGATTTTGAAGCTATCACCACAGCCGACTATCAGTTGGCATATGCTAGCGCTAGCGGACAAGCATATAAGGGTAAGATATCGAAAGTCATAGAAAAGGTAATTTCTGAAAACACTTCGACGCCTTTCAAAGTAACACCGACGCTTGATAACGATGAGAATTATTGGTATATGATGCGACAGCGCCCGCCGCGATTCATCAGGCAATTGATGGAAATGGGCACTATGTTTACTAAAACCAAAACGCAAATGGTGTATGGGGTTAAAGAATACGCTCCTGTTGAAGGCATACAGCCTTTGATTAATATCTGTCCACAGGGAGAATTTAAGCCTAAACCTTTAGGGATTTATAAGAATGCAGATATTTTTGAATTATATGCTATCGGTAATGAAGATTTTATAGCGATGATTAATAAATTAGCAAGTAGTGGGATTAGTACTACTACTGGAGAATATATAGATATAAAGAGTGATCCTAAGGAATTATATTGTATTGTCAAAGACATAAATACTGCTTCTAAAATCACTGCCGGCTATCCTACACGACACGGGCCAGTTAAGCAGAATGATGCTGTTGGCTTTTTAAAAGGCACTTCAGCTAGTAGAACACCGCCAGAGCTTTTTAACGATGGTTCAACAGGTTTTATGTATAGGGATTATATCAGAAATAGATCAACTAATCTTTATTTAAACGGAACGTATAATCTAATCCATGCCAGGTTCGATTTTCCTGGAGCAGGATTGATCGATAACACTATCGGTCTGGGTGTTGATACTATTTACATTGAATATATAAGGCCCGACGATTCTTCTGGAACAAAACCGACAGACCCTGTCTTAGAAGATGGGGACGGCTCTAACCAATTTCATAATTGGACTGGTAATTGGACACTTATGGGATTTGAACACCGTTGGAATATAGATACTAAAGAGTGGAGGACCATTTTTGATGTCTGTCGGTTCAACACAGACACGGCTTCCGTTAGATTCTCAGCTAAAGAATAATATTCCCCATCGAATATATAGTATATAAGACCGGAGGCGTTATAAATGGCTGTAGATCCCGCTGTATTAGGTTTAAGCATAGAATTACAGATGAATACTATGTTAGCCGAAAAGGCTTTGGGATCATTATCTAATGATGTTCTTAAGCTTTCAAGCGATATAGATAAGCAACTTAATGCAGCTTTAAATAGTACCAAATCAGTATTTGAAGCAATCGGCAGCAGCAGCGCCACCATAAAGTCCGATTTCAAGGATATTTTTACTAGCGCCAAATCTTTCGCCGATGCTGTAGCGACCACAGCCGATAGTAATAAAGGGCTATCTGATACCTTTGATAGTATAAATAATGCTTATACTGACATATCGGCAAATGTCGGTGAGATTAATACACTAACTGAGACTATGAAAACATCTTTGAGCGGTGCGCTCGTATCATCGACTAAATTATCAGAAGATTTTACTAATATAGAATTAAAGTCTAAAAATCTTGGTGGTAATGTCGCTTCATTATCCGACGCCTTAAACACAGCCGTGGTCGGAAGTAAAGTGTTAGCCGATATTAACATTAGCTTTGATACTTTTATAAAGAATATCGATTCTATTAAAGAAAAATCGGATAAGATGTATACCGGGTTCGATGAATATTATATCAAATTCGATAAATACAATAAAGAATACAAATTATACGAAGAAGCTGTGGCAAAGATCGAACTCGCCACTAAGACTTCTGCAGATTCTTATAAGCTAATATCTATAGCAATGGCGGCGATACAGAGATCATCTATAAATATTAGAAATTCTACGAGCGCAACCGGTCAGTATACTGAAGCTGAATTAGGTCTTTTAGAAGACCACCTGAAGATCGTTAACCAGATAACAACAGCTATTGACACAAAGAATGAATCACATGCCGCTGAAGCTGCTGCAGTCGAGACTGAAGGCGAGCTTGTCCAGCAATTAAGAAGACAAATAAAGGAACTTAACAAGGAGATCGAAGAAAATAAAACATCGACACAGATGTTGGCATATATCTGGGGCAAAGTAGTAAGTGAAGCCAAAAAGATAGATGGAATAGCAGAAAATTTTAGAGAATCAACTTATAGATCAGTAGGTTCGATGTATGAATTAGCTAATATTTCGGCACAAGTTTCACTATCGAGTGGCATAGCAGCAGAACAATCTGCTAAGATGGTTAAGGAGCTAATCAATGTCAAAACAGGAAAGAAAGATTTAGTCGAGTTGGCCACCACCATGGTTCAGCTAGAAAAGATGACAGGACTGTCTGGTAAGTCCTTGGCCAGTGCTTCAAGAACGTTAAAGAATATGGGCTACAATGTTAATGAAACCAAGGAAATGATGTTTGGCCTAGCTGATTCGATGGCTAAATTCGGTTTAGAAGGGCAGGATGTCCAAGTAATTGTAGATCTTATGCAACAGAGATTTCTCCTGCTGGGCAATAAACTAGACAAAGAAGTCACGGCTTCTGTTAATAGAGCCACTTCTGCTCAATTAGCTATGGCTAAATCGTTAGGCGTTAGTTCAGATGCTGTAAAAAAGATGAACAGTACGGCTTTTGACGATATTATCAGGCTAGAAGCTTTATCTGGTGTTGCTATCCAGACCCCTAAAGATATAGGCAAGGCTAATATCGCGATGGCTACACAAGTATCGCAAGCTTTTAATGATATAGGCGACGATCTGCAGGCTAATTCCATTCTTATGGAGCAATATAAAAGCCAAGGATTTACCGAGGAACAAGTTGCCATATATAGGAAAATGGCAGAGGAGATGAAAGCTGGCGGCATAGATCCGAATTCTATCGAAGCTGTAGAATTACTAAATAAAAGGATGGAAGATTCTAAATCGATTGGCGATAAGTTTAATGCCTCCATGGGCACATTGTCTAGCCAATTAAGCATTCTAGCTGGCCGAGGCGGTGCTCTGATCATAATGTTCATAAAACCTTTTTTTGAATTCGTGACAATGCTTGTTACTGCATTAAATAATGTCATAGAATTCGTTATTTATTTGGGTGCTAAATTAGGCGAATTTTCTAATTATATTGGGAGCATTATACCATTTTGGAATCTGCTTGTCGCAGGATTTCAGTGGGGCGTTTACATCTTTAGTATATTAGTGGTTGGCGCGATTCTCTTAGGCGCATCTCTTGCGGCTTTAATGGGCCCTATTGTTTCTATAATCGTGTGGCTATACTCTGCTGCTACTACTGTCGGATTCTTTAGTAATGCTGTGACTGCAGCTACTACTAGGATTACGACTTTCATTCAGAGCATGGTTGGCTCTGTGGGTTCGATGTTATCTTCTTTGGCCACTAGCGTTGGCCAAGCATTTAATACCTTTGTTGGGTATATTTCAAGCGGTATAGATAAATTGGCCAGCGTTGCAAAAACAGCAGCTGTGCCTATTCTTATTCTCTCTGTCGCTTTGCTTATAACTGCTGGTGCTATGTGGGTTATGGCCCAAGCTTTAGTTGTTGTTGCAGGTGTAGATTATGGTAAGATCGTTGTCGGCGGTTTGTTTTTCGCTGTAATGTTGGGTATTTTAGGCACCGTTCTTTATTATGTGATCCCAGCACTAACCATGGGAGCCCCTGTACTGCTGGCTTTCGCCGTGGTCGTTCTTGCGTTTGGCGTCGCTGCTATACTAGCAGCTGTCGGGATTTATATTATGGCACAAGCATTCTTGCTGGTAGCATCTGTGCTGACACCTACTTTAGCTCTTAGTGTTGCGCTTTTGGCGGTTTCCTTATATCTTTTGGCTACGGCTATGGTGGTGTTTATACCAGCTGCTATTCCATTTGGCGTTGCTATATTGATATTGTCTGCAGCCTTTTTCATATTCGCCGTGGCTTGTGTTGTTTTAGCTGCAGCTACGATCTTACTGGCCTATGGGCTTTCGATGATAGCTGCGGCGATGCAACCAGGCCTCGCTGCTCAGATGCAAGAATTTGGCGTTGGATTAGCAGCTTTTGCTTGGGAGGTCGGTTTTACTGGTGCTTTAAGATTAGCAGCAATAGGCGTTGCTTTGTTGCCGCTAGCGTTGGGCGTAATGATGATCGGTGCTGCTTTTGCTCTAGGCGGCGCTAGCATGGGTGATAATTTCAAAGCGTTGGCTGCTGGTATAAGTTCATTGTCTACTATCGACCCTAAAGCGATCAGTGTTTTAACTCTTCTGGCCGGCCCTTTAACCATGTTTTCTATGGGTGTTGCCGCTATTTCTCAAGCTCTTAGTGGTGCTGGGGCTGATTTTGCGGCGAATTTTACAAGCGTTGCAACAGGCATATCGGCTTTACTTAAAGCTATGGGTGCGATCGATCCAGCTTCGATCGACTTGCTATCGACTATATCTATTCCATTACAAGAGTTCGGTGCTGGCGTTGCTGGTTTAGTAGCATTAATGGCAGGCATCGATCCGGCTGCTTTGGCTGTTTTTGCTGTCACAGCCACCACGATAGCCGCAGGCGTTAATGCGTTGGCAAGCATAGATACAGCTAAGGTAGTCGCTCTTGGCGAAATAGCTGATCCATTAGATGCATTTTCACAGGCCATTCAATCTCTTAGCGCTACTTTCATGAGTTTAGATTTAGCTTTCTTAGACACTGCCAAGGCTGCTGTGATTGGTCTAAAAGAAGTCGCTGAAATTCTAGCTACGGCATCACAGCCACTTGTGACGGGCGCCTTTGGTTTACTGGTCGGCGCGATGATATTAAACTATGCTGTGATGGTAGTCGCTGCTGGGATTGACGCATTAACGGCTGCTACTGTAGCTTTAGCTAGTATCTCCCCGATTCTGCTACAAGCCTCTGGCGAAATTCTTTCATCTGGTATGAATTTATGGTATGGTGCTAGTGCCTTACTACGTGGTGCTTATTTACTTCTAGGCACGGCTCCTATTCTGATTTTCGCATCTGCTCTGATAGCTGCTTCCACAGGTGTCCTTCTCGCTGCGTCATTTGTCTTAGTGATATTTTCCACCGCTTTAATGTATGCTGGAACGGCAGCCTTAATAGGTGCTACTGCGCTTTTGGCAGCATCTGGAATGTTGCTTGCTTCTGCTGTCTTATTGCTAATAACTGGACCATTATTGCTAGCGGCGATTCTTCAATTATGGGTGACGGTACCAATTATAACTTGGATAGCATACGGTATGATGGCTGCTGGAGCAATTTTATTTTCAGGTGCGATGAGCATCTATTTTGCGTCAGTATTCTTGGGTGTGGCTGTTAACAAAATTGCAGACTACGCTCAGATTTTAAATGAATTCGCAGATCCATTAGAGCGGCTTGCTGCATCGTTTGGTGGATTAGCAGCCTCTATGATGCTTATAAAGGATGCTGTATCCGGCCTCTCTGCCTTACCGCTTGCAGCTATTATCGAAGCATTCCAGAAGTTTTCGCCGACTGATGAGGCCTTAGAGAAGGTCAAAAGCTTATCACTTGCTTTAGAGAAGATAGGCATGGAATATTCTAAGGCAATCAGTGATGAGACGAAGATTGCTTCAGAATTGACCTCTGGAAAGCCTACGACCTTAACCAATCCAGCTGTAGAAAACGAGGAAGACCCAGTTATTAAGACCAATGAACTATTGGGCGATTCTAAAGACACACTTGATAAAATTCTTGAAGCACTAAAACCCAAAGATCAGAGGAATGCAACTAATTTTGGGATTAGTCTCTTCGGTTCACCGAGAGGATTTGAAATATAATGGCTTTTCAATTAACGGAATCTGATCAGGTCATAGCCGAATCGTGTTCTTTAGTTTTCTATGGAAAAAGAACACCGCAGGGCACGCCGCAAATGATAAAGGACGCTATAAAGCAGCGCGTCGGCCAATGCAGTGGAACAGCAGTTAATTTTCAATTTCCACCACAGGTTACTTCTGATAATAAGTCTATGAATTGGGAATCGAAGGCGAATGCAACATTGCCGCCGATCGCTTATGTCAAGAGCATAGATGCTAGAAAAATTTCATTATCTTGGACATATATTGTGACAGATGAATTGGGCAAAGGCTCGTGGGATGTCGACCATGTGGCTGGAGAAGTCAAGAAAATACGTGGTTATATTAATTCTGGTGTAGGCGCCGATGGAGCAGGTGCCACGATTAAGAATCTTAAGAGTGAGGATTTTATAATTTATTTTAAATATGGGTTATTTGGTGATGGCGGCGCAGCGTACGATGGCAATGTAAGTGATTGCTATACCTTTTACTGCGCAGCAATTGATGTTAAACATTCTGGGCCGATGATTTATGAGGGTTTTACAAATAAAGTATTTCCACTACGGTCTGATATTAACATGACTCTTATCGAGTGGACAAGCGGTAGAACAGCAGACACGAAAGATGTCTCGGCTAATATTCCGCTATTAGTTAAATATCCTACTAAGGGCTGGTTTTAGAAAGGGGTCAAGATGGTATTTCCTTTAAGCCAAACTTCAAGATATGTTCATACACCACTAATAACTTTCGATGGCAAAGAGACTTATGGAAAATGGGTAGAAATGGCCGTGTTTAAGACTAGACCTCCAGCCGACCAGATAACTAAATATCAAGTCCCAGCGAGTTATGCAGGGAGGATTGATCTAGTAGCCTTGGAAGTATATAATGATGTCAATCTTGGTTGGGTTCTGGTAGCTTTTAACAATGCTAGGGATGTGTTCGGTTGGCCTAAACCTCTAGATGTAATAGAATGTCCTAACCTATCATTAGTATTTAAGGAACTCTTGTGACGACCTATTTCGAAAGACTTTCTCAGGAGTTCGTTAAAGAAGACCAAATCGATCAAGAGCATCGTTTCGTTGGTCCGCATCGTGCGGTAGTTGTCGATACCGACGACCCGCTGGCGATGGGTAGAATAAAGTTTAAATGCCCAGACATTCATGATTACACTTTATTGCCTGTAGAGGCACCGTGGGCTATACCTGCTAATTTTATAGGCGGCAAATCTAGCGGCCATTTTGAAGTACCGTGTATTGGCGATTTTGTTTGGATAGAATTCGAAAAAAGCAATCCGTACGCACCTATTTGGCGTGGTTATGCGGCACCGACTCGGTTAAATTATTATCCGATACCGTTTGTGGCTCAGCGCACACCACCAGCGAATCTTGTAGAAAATATCGTTAACAAAAAACCAAATACTAATAATAAGCTCCCAGATGTAATTGATTATGATGTAAAATATCTTCCTAAGGACGGGCGCCCGATGTCTCAGGGCGTTCAATCTAGGTATGGTAGTTTAAATATAGATAGTTCTGTTGGTTACTACCCAATAGAGCATTTTATAGAGCCTGCTCCGTTGGGGCTCGATCCGATCCAACAAAAAAAGTTTGAAGCTCAGAATGCAGTGCCCTTAGTTAATGAGCCAGATAAAAAATTCATAGCTAACATTACAAAATATGGTAACATGTTAATAATGAGTGATGTTGGTTATTGGTGGAATAACGATCAAAAGATCATGCCTTATGTTACTAGAGGTGCTACCGGAGAGTTTAGTGGTGATTTTAAGCTAGATAGAATATATGAAGTTGATCGCTGGTTATATAACCAAAAATTAATAAATGAAGACAGACCTGTGTCGTGGGGAAAGGGCGACAAGAATGTAGACCATAACGCTGATTTTGGCGACACTAGGCGGATGGAGATGCTAACTAGGTATGGACATAAAATAGAGATGCGCGATGTCGGCTGGGCTCAGCCAGGAGAATTCGATGCACTTCATAAATTCGCGAGATCTTCAAAATCACGGCTAGGTGAATACGCAAAAAAAGAATCTGATAGGCGATTCCTTTCAGTTAGCAAATTTTGGGACTTTCGATGGATTAAAATCCGGACAAAAGGCGGCATGTTGTTTCAAGCTTATGATCGTGGCAACGATCCTGAAAAAGATAAATTCGTTAAAAGACCATTATTGGAAGAGGCTGGGCATCGCACAGAAAGAGAAGACTTGTGGTGGTGGGATCGCGATGCTAGATGGATGAGGCTGGTCACGAGACATGGTTTTAAACTGGTCTTAGACGATCGCGGTACTAGTGAAACCGATGCTGATAAGGCAGAAACACCTAGAGGAAACGGTTTCATGGTAAAAGGGCGAAGAACGCCGGGCTCTGGAGGTAAAACGACAGAAAAGGGTAATCAACGCGGCTTTAACTTTGAATTTAATGAGAATGATTTGTTAAACAGGACCATGTGGGGATCGCCAGCTGGGCAAGCAATGGAGATCAATGATCGTTATCAATATATTATGGTAGCGTCAACACTCGGGCCAGATTTTCAAGAAAAATTTCGCGGTGTAGAAGAAAACGAGTTTAATCGTAAACCAATAGCAATGGGTGATGCTGAGCTTAGAACTCACCATCTTAAAATCGATCTAGAAAATGAATATATTAGATTGAAGACTAGGGCTGGAAATGGCTTAGGACCATTAAATTCAAAAGGTTCAGCGGCTGGCGGCGGTATAAATGCTGGGTTTGAGGCCAGAGATGGCAATTCAGGCGGAGATGGGTCGTGGGTAGAGCTTGTAGATTCATCAGACCGCGGCCTATGGTTATCAGAAAAGAATAAACTTGCAGCTTTGAGAGCTAGTCTAGGTGCTCCAATGTACCAGTACATCGATCAAAAGAATAACGTTGTTGCGGTATTTAATGGTCAAGCTTCTGGGATCACTCAGATATATGCTAAAGGTAGTGTTAATATCATTTCAGACGGCGATATAAATCTGACTTCTGCTGGCAATATTAATATGTGTGTGACAGGTTCAGATAGCTTTATTTATGTTAATAAAGCGATTAAAGTAAAATCTGACTTGCAACCGATAGCTAGAGCTGCTACTCCTGCTAAATTCGTACCGACTGATCGAGGTAAAACTTACAATGGGCCGCTTGAAGAGTGCCCCAAAAAGGAAGTGGAGCACACTTACACATAATGATTATTAGATATCCAACAGGGTTTTATTCGAACGTTCTACCTATGGAGCTGGCTCAAGCCGGTAATATTACCTTTACTGTTAGTGGCGGCAAGCCTCCGCGTGCTAGTCTTTTATTTCCTCAGATACCGACAGGTTTATTTTATAAAAAGAAAATCGGTCTTAACACTAATGATTATCTTACAGAGCCAGTATACTTCGTCAGTACTGCTAATTCCGATACTATAAATGATAATCGATTGCAATATGAGATTGGTGAATTTATTGAAGTCGGTGTTCCTATACCCTATTCTAGCGATGTCTCGGAAATCGACGCCATATATTCTAGCGTTCATAATTTAAATTACCTTGATTACGCTGAAATGGGCCTGAATAATAATGAAATTAGCTCGATTAATGATAACAGCAAGAAAATATATTTATCACTGAATAGCCAATTTAACGATTACAAGGCATTGCTAGTAACCCAAGATGTCGAGATAAACAGGTACCAGAAAACCATAAATGAGATAGAAAAAACTTTATCAGCAGTCGAAACAATGATTAATAATTTATCGTCTGGCTCTGCAAGAGATGAATTGATAAAGACAAAGGATAGTCTATATTTAAATCTCGACATAAATCAAAGCGGTCAAAATCGGATGCTTGTTGCCAGAGATGAAAATAGAAAGAATATGACGACCATACTTGATGAATTAAGAAAGTTAGCAATGGTGGTAAAATAATGGCTATAGATCCAAAGGTCAATTATTATGGATATAATCCGCCATTTGTCGGCGGGCCTTCTGGTATATTATCAAGGCAGGAAGGCGATAAGTTAATAAAAAATGATCTGCTTCAATTATTATTAACACTTCCTGGCGAGCGAGTGATGATGCCTCTTTTTGGCACAGAACTACGCTCTACAGTTTTTGATCAGCTAGACGACGCTACAATTGAAATGTTAAAGCGCAATGTATCACAAGCCATAGCGCAATATGAGCCTAGGATCAGTGTCAGAAATATCTATTTTAGGCCAGATTATGAGCGGCATGGTTTAGCTATTAGAATAGTCTATGTTATTTTAACAGAACCTGCCATAGTCCAGAACCTAGATACATTCATAAACAACGGTGGTCAAAATGGATAACAAGATCGAAACGACGATAGAATTACCTAATTCACCGCAACAAATAGGTGTGCTGCTAACGCCAGCTAACTTAAGAAACATAGATTTTAGTTCGTTAGATTTTAATACTGCTCGAAGAGCAATACTTGAATATATTAGAACTTATTACCCTAATGATTTTAACGATTTCGTTGCTAGTAACGGCGTGGTGATGTTAACAGAAATAGTTGCTTCGACTATATCTAAATTATCGCTTAGAGCAGATCTTTTATCTAACGAAGCGACCTTGCCGACTTGTAAGACGATCGATGCATTGATTAACCATTTAGCATTAATTAATCAGAGAATGCTTCCGCAGACCGCCTCTAATACTAATATTGAGATAACTCTTACAGGGTCTGCATTAGGGTTTGACCTAAGAGTACCAGCCGGACAGATTTTTAATGTTACTGGTCCGGATAACGGTCAAGTATCATATGAAGTCTATAGGTCGCCAGATGATTTATTGGGCGATATTATTATCCCTGCTGGCAAGAGAGGCATCATAGCTTTTGGTCTCGAAGGTACTACGGTTGTGAATGATTCGATTGTCACCGTCGGCGGTGCTTCTCAGACCTATACCATCGTCGATTCGAATGTTTTGGAGTCGCCTCTAAAAGTCATTCTTAAAAACGGCATTATAGAAGAATATTATCAGACGACTACAGAGCCTATCGAATCATATGGCCCTAATGATAAGGTAGTAGAAGTCAGATTTTATTCTAGCTCTGTTACTTTAAGATTCGGCGATAACATTAATGGCTTCCAGCCAAGTGCTGGAAGTGCTTTAACATTTATCTATAGAAAGGGTGGCGGCATTAGAGGCAGGATAGGCGCAAACATTATTGACCAACTTAGACCGGTTTCGAACGACACATACGCTGCGACGGCGGTTGTCAGGTTTAGAAACATTGTGCCGTCCTCAGGAGGCACCGACAGAGAGACGATGGACCAAGCCAAAAAGAGAGCGCCAAGAGAATATGCGGTTCGGAACAATATTGTAACTGCTGAAGATTATGCACAAGCCGCTCTATCTTTTAAACATCCTACTTATGGTGCAGTTAAAAAGGCTGTATCTGCACTATATTCAAACATTAATGCTAATCAAGTTAGATTATATGTTCTTGCCGAGGGAGTTAGTTCAAGACCTGTTACAGCAAGCGTAGGGTTAAAATTAGCTCTTAAATCATATATGGAGCAATTTAATGTTCTTACAGACGAAGTAGTTATAGCTGATGGCGCTATAAGGACGGTCGATGTCGAGCTTAATGTAGTGGTTAGTCGTGGCGCTGATGCATCAGTGGTTAAAGAAAAAGTAGAGGCATCAATCACAGATTTCTTTAATATCGATAAATGGGATATGGGACAGTCATTATTTGTTAGTAATTTGGTGAAATCTCTCGAAAATATTGATGGTGTGGCGTATATTGATCTATTTAGTCCAGTTAATAACATCCTACCCAACAACCAGATAATCGGGCCTGATTCTACTGGCGGAGTGGAAGGGATAGGGATCAATCAAGTAATATCTGAAGGTAAAAGAGTAACTGGTTATTATTATGAAAAACTTGTGTCTACGCCTAATATTAGCTAAAAATTCCCATTAAGATCTTCTATGATTTTATAACGCATCTGATTTAGAATTCTAGACGTGTGCTTCGTTATTTCGAACAATTCGCCTCTAAAAAACACCTTTGGTTTAAATTTATCGTTTTCATCAAACAGAACACAGAATGCCTTATTGATTCCTGTCTGTTCTAAAGACGCACCAAATGATTCAATTACATGATTTGACTTCTCGTCAAAGATTCCTTGTGGCGCTTCTGAAGGCATGTCGGTTTGAGGTTCGCTTGATAACGTCATAATGGTTTCCTTAATTATTGGCTATGTATTTACAACGGTATGGACACAGACTTAAACACTTTTGATCCTGAGCAAGTTTTTACCATTTGCCAAGATATTTACAAGGGCTTTGGTATAGATCTCAAGTTTCCTAAAGCCAGAGACGTCACCAAGACTTATCAATACCGGTATTTAACAGCTATCTGCGATAAATTCATACAGTGGGATCTTGATCTAAATGAGGTCAAGAGATTTCTTGCTATTGCCATAGGTAATTCTTTTAAGCACAAAACGATTAAAAAGGGTCTATCGGCATTACATCAGAAGAATCTCCTGCAGATATCTTATGAACAATTGATCAGTAGTAATAATACCCTATCACAAATCGACCAGACATCTCAGTCTGTTTATCTGTTTCTAAAGCAGTTTTGTGATGAAAAAAGTGCTTACACGATCCTTAGCAAACGCGAAGGGCCACGATCTAATATGGTATTAACGAATTTATTTCAAGCTGGTAAAATAAATATCGAATTTTTGGCTATCAATAATTTGTGTAGGAGAATTGCAATGGATGCAATTTCAAAAGATTTACAGGACGCAATGTTCTTGCCAACTCTCGGAAAGCTCTATGTCGTAAATCGAGATCTTTCTGCGAACAATGCTAATTTTACTAATTTTAAAACCATAAAGGAATGGGGTTCACTTTCATGACTAAATTGACAACCGGCTTTAGGACTTATCTTAACGATGGTACAGCGAATGATTCTGTAGGTCATTTTAAATTAAGTGCTGATTTTTTAAAAAGTTTTGCCGGCACTAAACCAAAATTCGGATTTAATGGCTTGGGAGAATTCGTTTTCTATAGGACTTATTCCAGAGTTAAGAAGGATGGGTCGAAAGAAACATTTCTAGATATGGCTATCAGAGTCATAGAAGGCTGTTATGAAATTCAGAGGTTACATTGCAAGAAGTTTCACATTCCTTATGATTTAGGCAAAGCACAAAGATCAGCGCAAGAAATGTTCATAAGAATGTGGGAATTTAAATTTCTACCGCCGGGACGTGGTCTTTGGATGATGGGTACCGATTTCATGTGGGAAAAAGGCTCCGCTTCATTGAACAATTGTGCTTTCGTTTCGACGGACGACAAGATAGAAGCTGATCCAGCCGAGCCATTTTGCTTTTTGATGGATATGAGTCTGCTTGGCGTTGGCGTCGGTTTCGACACTAAGGGAGCCGGCAAGGTTAAGATTAATAGGCCAAGTGATATTATTAAGCCATACTTGATATCAGATTCGAGAGAGGGCTGGGTTGATAGTGTAAGGTCATTGATCCATAGTTATACTACGAACAGCAACGAAGGATCGCTAGAATTTGACTATTCAATAATCAGACCGGCCAACGCTCCGATAAAAGGCTTTGGCGGTAAGGCCGCAGGGCCTGGGATATTACAAGAACTGCATGAACTTATTAGAAATCACTTAACTAGGCGAATTGGCAGCACTTTGTCTAGCGTTGATATTACTGATATCATGAATTATATCGGAAGATGCGTGGTGGCAGGCAATGTAAGACGATGTTTACCCAAGGGTACGTTGGTCCATCTTAAACGCGGTTTAGTGCCTATCGAACAAGTGCAGGTCGGTGATCTTGTCCTTACCGCCGACGGTTATCATCCCGTGGCTGAGAATGTAGCCCAAGGGATTCAAAGGGTTATTACTATTAATAGCCAGACTGGGCCGTTCCGCTGCACCGATCGCCACAGGATAGCAGTGATGACAGGTGTTGGTGTTTATGAGTGGAAACGAGCACACCAGCTTAAAGCCGGCGATCGGATGGTCTTTGTTGATGCTATTATACCCGGCACTCCAACCGTCATGCCTGGATACAGTGATTTGTCGACACGTGGTAATAATTTAGTAGTGCCTGGTCTTACCGCAGAAGTAGCTTGGTTTCTAGGAGCGATTCAGGGTGATGGTTACGTTTATCTTGGTAGACAATATAAAGCCCGCCAGAATCATGGTGCATCGGTCTCCATTCCGATCAACCGTGACGAATACCACGATCTGATTACCGAAAAAGCAATTGCTGGTTTCGCCGTCTTTGGGTTTACACCTAGGGAGCAACCTACTCAGGACAATAGTCGTAAAATTAGAGTAACATCTAGAAGGTTCGCTCAATATCTTCATTCTAATCTCAAACAAGCAAAGACACCTTTAAATGTTCCAGAATATATCAGACTTGGCTTGCCAGAGATTAGGGCGGCATATTTGGCTGGTTTATTAGATTCCGATGGTTCTACTAAGAATCGTCCAGCCACCATGATTTCGAGCATTTACAGAGATTTCTTAAGACAGGTTCAAGCAGTTTATTCTAGCCTAGGAATTCCGACCAAGCTAAGACTTCGCAAAGAAGCTGATGATAAAGGTCAAGCTAAGTGGGATATTTCTCTAGTAGGTGATTTTGCCATTGCACGGTTTAGGGATTTAATACAACCGCATGCCGTCAAGACGCTACGCGAAACCACTCATTCTAGTGGCCATGACTATGGATATCCAGCAGAATGGATAAATCGTGACAATGTCAATTATGGTAGATCTTGGTCCCCTCAACAAAATCAGATGACCTATAGCCGCGCTTTACTATGCGACGCAAAGACTGCTTACTTGGTGCCTATCGAAGTAGAGTCAGTCGTTGACGAAGGCATTATGGTAGAGACTTTTGATCTTTCGGTTCCTGATCGTAGCGAATTCGTGGCAGAGGGTAGACTGGTCCACAACACTGCCGAAATTGCCTTTGGTAATGCTGATGATTTTGCTTACAGTAGCATGAAAAATCCGATTGCTACGTTGAATATAGAGGAAGTGGCTAAGTTTTATGAGTGTACACAGAAGATATATTCTTCGATGCGCAGTGAAGCTACTCTTGAGGATTTTAATGGGTCAGGAATCCCAGAAGAAAGACTTATCCCTGCGATAGAGACTTGGAATGCTCTTAACCATCACAGATGGGCATCAAACAATTCTGTCTTCGCAAATGTTGGTATGAATTATGACAAGATAGGCGAACAAATAGCTGCCAATGGTGAGCCAGGACTAATCTGGCTCGACAACATTCGGGACTATGGAAGAATGATTGACGGCAGGCAGCCGGGTATTGATGGCAGGGTGATGGGTACTAACCCTTGCTGTGAACAGTCGTTAGAATCGTACGAATTATGTTGCCTCTGCGAGACATTTCCAGCTAATCATGATAATGTCGATGATTACATGAGGACTTTAAAATTCGCTTATCTTTATGCCAAGACTGTCACTTTGCTACCTACCCACAATGCCCGCACTAATCATGTAATGCTTAGAAATAGGCGTATTGGTTTATCACAGTCAGGCATAGTTCAAGCGTTCGCTAAATTCGGCAGGCGCAAGATGCTTACTGAATTCTGCGATGCAGGGTTCCAAGAGATTAAGCGATGGGATTCGATTTATGCTGATTGGCTATGTATTCAGAAGTCTATCAAAGTGACAAGTGTTAAGCCATCTGGATCGGTTTCCTTGCTGGCTGGCGCTACTCCAGGTATTCATTATCCAGAAGCTGGTACCTATTGGCGTACCGTTAGGGTGGCTAAAGAAAGTATTCTAGTTAAGATCTTGTCTGATGCCGGTTATCGAATCGAGCCGTCTATTACTGATAAAGACAGGACTGTCGTGGTGTACTTCGGTGTCACAGACGAGAGGGTGCAAGCCGTTGACGAGGCCGGTATCTGGCAACAGATGGCTAATGCTACAGACTATCAGCGTTATTGGGCTGATAATCAGGTTAGCTGCACCATTAAGTTTAAGCAGAATGAGGCGAAAGAGATTAGTAAGGTACTTGAGGTTTACGAAGACCAGACTAAGGGCATTAGCTTCCTTCCACATACTGGGCATAATTATCCCCAGGCCCCTTATATCCCATGTACCAAAGAAGAAGTCGACGAATATAATAAGGGTATTAGAGATGCCGACTATTCTGAATTTATCAATGAAGCTCTAGGCAGCAAGTTCTGCGACGGTGACAATTGCGAGTTAAGCTAGATCAAATATAGCCTATTATGTTACAAGGGTACACTGATATGGCTAGGATAGATATAAATAAGCTTGCAAGGATGATCACAGAAGATCCGAATGTGTTTCTAGAATACGATACTTTATCTGAAAGTTATCCGATGTCTAGAGATGAGCCTGGAAAAGTAGCAGGTGACCCTAATAGGCCTTTAGTTAAGGCTCGCCAAGCAATCACCGATTACGGCATGAAAATAAGGCATGCGAATAGACGGGGTGAAAAAGAAGCAGCAGATAATTTTAGAAATGAATTACGAAAAATATTAGACGACCTTAAATATGATTGGCAAGGTGATCCCTATGCTTTAGAACTATTCTAAGAATAGGTCAAATAAAGCTTTGTACACCGAAAATAAACGATGGTTGATATTATGCCGATAAACGATAAATGTTGCAGAATAGATAATAGTCACACCCATTGTGCGTGCTGCGATAGGATCATGTCTGAAAGCAGCCAAGAAATAAGCTTTTGTTCTATAGAATGTGCTTGCTATTCAGGCCGCTACTCTATAAGGGAAGGTTGGATTCATAGCGACCAGCCCATTCAAAAGACGACACCTAAGATGCCATGGTACCTGCCAGAAGAAAAGCACCAAGAACACATTAAAACTATAACCGGAAAATAATTATCGATGTATTAATAAGATATGAATGCAATCATACGCGACAATAATTTTGTATATTTCGAAAACATCACCCAGCATGAAGACAATGTGCTCTGGGAGGCTTTCAGCGTCTCAAGACCTGGGACTTACATAGATCCTAACCAGCGAGGGCAATGGGATGGTGTCTATAGAAAATATAATCGATCAAGAAAGAAGATCGCAAGGCCTTTGTTGGCTCTAGTGATCGAAGTGTGTAAGAAGCATAATTTACCGCTTTCTATAACCGATGCCAGAGATACTTGGGGATATCCAGTCCCGACTGTTGACATCGTAACCGCTGATATGCTACCAGATATTACCCTTGAAGAATACCAGCTTACTTCGATAAGAGAAGCAATTACCAATGAATGTGGGATCATTGCTTTACCAACTGGTGCCGGTAAGACAGAGGTGGCTTGTGCTATCTGTAAGATCTTCGACTGCCCTACGGTCATTCTGGCTGATCAGACAATTGTTGTAGAACAGGCGCGATCACGTTTATTGTTACGGGATATTAAGGATGAAGTAGGGATGTTTTATGCTGGGCATAAGCCCAATGGTCAGACTATTGTCGTAGGTTCGATACAGTCTCTTTCACCACCTAAAGCGGCACCGGTACCGCCCAAGCATCTTAAAGGCGAGGATGAACACCAATATACCAAGCGTTATAATAAGTTCGAGAATCAGCTTAAAGCATTCGAGACCCGTAAGGCGAATGCTAATGAATTATTAGATTATATTCATAAAGCTGAAATGTTACTAGTCGATGAATGCGACAAGGCTTGCAGTGAATCATATAAAAATCTTTTTAGGAATCACTTTCATGGCCGTAGAAGATATGGTTTTAGTGGTACTCCTACTGATCCTTCTAAGCCGGTTGAAGCTTTGGTGGTGCAGGAGCATTTAGGGTCGATTATTCACAGAGTCGACAGGGCTTTATTAACCAGCCTTGGAAGGATTATCCCTTGTGAGTACAAGATGTTTTGTGTCGGCGGTCAGGGCGATATCAAGGAGTCGACGGCTTATGATATAGCTATAAATGATTTTATGGTAGAAAACGCCGATTTTCATTCCTTAATATATCGTATAGCTACTAATAAATTACCAGAAGGTGATGGAGTACTAATTTTAGTAGATAGAGAGGCTCTTGGCCGTAGTTTGCTCGAATTGTTTAATAGTGCTGGTTATCCAGCACATTTTATTTTCGGTAAGACTGATAAGAATACACGCAGGGAAGTAATTAGGGACTTTGAGGATAGGAAGTTCCAGATTCTTATCGGTGGAAAAATAATCAATCGGGGTTTAGATTTAAAAGGCGGATGCGAGAGGTTGATTTTGGCTACTGGTGGTAAATTGCAATCGGATTTCGAGCAGAAAATAGGTCGAGCCTTGCGGCTAAATAAACGCGGAAAGAGTGTTATATATGATTTTTATTTCCGAAATAACAAATACCTATATAACCACTCTAAAGCAAGGTTGAAGATAATAGATCACATAGGCTATCCGTCTACCGTGATCTTTCCGAATGGTGTACTAGATGGAAGCGAACTCATCAGATCCAGATTTAAAGTGCCCAGCGCATTATTTGGTAAGTGATGCCTCTGAAGTACCTAAACGCTTATATTTTATAAATGAAATAGTAGAATGGAATTTAACCAAGTATATTTGGACAGGATGTACCGACGTAGGTCTACGTGACGCTATTATGTCCAATGCTTCTGAATTGATTAGGCAGATCATCAGGAAGCAAGGTCTTCATATGATCTACCCAGGCCAAGAAGACTCCTCCATGGGAGATCTAGTAAATACCGCTTGGTGCCAAGTCGAAAAAGTTCTATATAAATATAAAGCTAGACCACATTGTCGAAGATGTTATAATCCAGACAGACCAAGCGATTCAATTCTATATTCGCCAAGCCAATTAGAATATGGTATTCTAAAATTAGAAGACACGGTTAAGCTCATCAAAAAGTGTAAAGTGTGCAATTTAACGTTTTCAGAAGCTCCGATCATAGAGCCGAAGCAGGGTTTATTCGGCGGTTCTACCACTATATTATATAAGGGCGCAAGTAAAGTATTCAATATGTGGTCGCAGGTTGCGAGAACCGTCATATTAGCATATATCAAGAAAGAAGGACGTGATAGAAAAAACAGTGACGCCTATCTTAACCACGTCGGTACAAAGACTAAAACTCAGAATGACGTTATGGCTAGATTCCTCGGCGAAGCCAAGAACATATGCCAATATAATGAAGAACATATTATTATAATCGAGGCATTAGATCTATTGATACGGACTGATGATAAACCCCATGATGGTTTAGTCGGAAAATTGATAGAAAAAACTAAATTATCGAGATTTATAATTACTGGATTTTTAAAATTACTCAAATTAAGAAGCACAGAATTTACCGATTCGCCAATAAACCGAGGGTCCACCAATAACTCCCTTGAGCGCAAAAAAGTAATACTCGACGAAGAGGAAGAGTAAAATGAAATACGATCTAATAGTAGAAAAAATCGCTGATCAGTCATTAACCTTGGAAGAATTCAATAGTTTTATTGCCGAATCTATGGGCGGCTCAGTCGTAGAGAGAGTTCGCAGGCGGACCAGAGTCGGCAAAAAGAATAGGATTGATAATCCGACTGGGCATAGTAGGGTAAAGCCTTTTGATCTTGCTGGAAGAGTTCACCCCAAAAAAAGGCCCATCGACCAAATGAGTCATGGTGCTACTAAGCAAGCTCATGAAAAGAGTACAAGGACACAACGCAAAAAAGCCAAGGCTGTCCATACTGAAGGTAAACTAGATAAATTGTTAAAATTGATAGATGATCAAAAGATTACTGTAACAGAATTACATGATAAGTTGGCGGCTTCTAATCTATCAGTGTCTTTGATGGAAAAAAACGTCGAGGAAAAATCGGATGACAGAACTAAATGATTTATTTAGAGATTTAGACAAGGCCAGCGATCAAGTTCCTTCTACACTAGACTTAGCCAATGTGGCACCACATGTTATTTCTACTGAAAATCCTAATAACGCAAGCGTTGAACCAGAAGCCGTCGATATAACCAAGTACTTGCGTAGACTCGATGATGTTACTGATGATGTTTTAAAGGCATGCAAGGCGGATAGAGCAGAGACCCAAGACCTTATAAATTTATTGCGCGATCAAGTAGAAAATGCTATAGGAACTGGTTCTAAATTGTCTACTGGTATAATAGAATCGCTAGTAAAAGCAATCGAAGTTAAGTCTAATATTAACACCACAGCTGTTAAAATGATCGAAGCCAATGCTAAAACTTTGGCTGCCACTAAGTCTAGCATAAATATCCAGCAAAATACTGTGAGCGCTGGGATCGATTCGAACATGCTAGAAAGAATTTTAAGCCAACCACTAGGCGAAAATGATGACGTATGACGCCAGAACAAGCTAAATTAGAAGTTATAAAACGTTGCCAAAAATCAGTCGCTTGGTTTTTGCGTAATTTCGGAAAAATAAAACACCCTTCAGCTGGTGTTATACCTTTTGATCCGTTTAAATACCAGCTGCATGCTCTAACATGTTTTCGAAAAAACCGCTTAAACATATTTAGAAAATGCCGGCAGGCGGGTGTCTCGAAAATATCTGGAGCATTCGCTCTATGGTTTGCCATGTTTAACGCTCATAAGACCATCTTAATAGTCTCCAGACGCAATGAAGATGCGATGTCTTTCTTGCGTGAGCACATATATTTTCTATTCAATAACTTGCCGCCGTGGATGCGTGAGATTTGGGCTCCGACAAAGCAAAATGAGCACGAAGTGTTTTTTCCGAACGGTTCTAAGATACAATCGCTTACATCGCACCCAGAAGTTCTAAGGTCTCATGCGGCATCTTTAAATATTATCGATGAGGCCGCGTTTATTCCAAATATGGATGTGTTATGGGCAGCAGGTTGGCCGACCTTACAGCACGGGGGTTCGGTTATTTGTATCAGCACTAGCAATGGTGTTGGTAATTGGTATTGGAGCGCATGGACAGACGCAGAAGCTGGAGTTAGTCCATTTAACCCCATCATCATTAATTGGTGGGATATGGACTGGTCTATAGAATATACAGATCCATTATCATTAGATAAAAAACGCATAGCGCCGAGGGATAATCTTCGCCCATGCTCAGGAAAGGCCGAGATTTCAAAATATGGCCCTTATTGGTCTCCTTGGTTAGAAGAACAGTGGCAGGCTTTACAAGAACAAGGAGAAGGCTGGAAATTCGAACAGGAAGTTTTAGCTGCTTTTATCGGATCTGGTAACACCGTGCTAGATAAAAACGCACTCGCAGCAGTCGCTTTAACCATAAAGCCGCCAGTAGAAAAGGTAACTGGACTACAGACGTTTACTCACCCCACAAACAATGTCGTAAGTGAGCTAGATTTTTCATTTATCGACCCAGACCAAGGATTCTGGATTTGGAATAAACCGATCAACCGCTCTCCTGAGAGACGAAGAGGTAAGATCATTCTAGAGGAAAGCCGACCTGCCCACCGCTATGTGATGGGGGTTGACATTGCCACTGGTAAAGGTAGAGATTATAGCACCATTGAAGTATTTGATCTTGACACTAGAGAGCAAGCTGCTGAATTTATGGCAAGAGTATTACCGAGGGAATTAGCGAAGTATATCGATAGAATCGGACGATATTATAATAATGCCCTTGCAGTTGTAGAGCGCAATAATGGTGGCGATATAATTATCGATGCTTTGCGTCACGACTATATGTATCCCAGACTATGGCGACGCAAGGATATAAATGATAAGCCTCAAGCGGGTGGAAGGAAACGCCGGCCAAGGGCTTTAAAGGTAGCACCATATGGCTATGCGACCACAGCTTCCAGCAAGCCGACGATGAATAAGTTTCTAATCGACTATATTAGAGAGGATGATTCAGGTTATAGAGTATATTCTCAAAGGCTTCTTAAACAATTTCAGACTTATGTTCGTAAAAGAGACAAATCTGGGCGGGATACTTCTAAAACTGAGGCAGAAGATGGTGCAGGTAACTTCGACGATCTAGTAATTGCAACAGCACTTGCTTTTATTGGTACAAGTGATGCATTTATCGATGATGGTGGCATCGTTTCGCCAGCTAACCATAATACAGATTTTAGGTCGATGGTAGGCCCTACAATATTGACGGACGAACAACGCGTAGTAGACCAGCAATCGTTTATCGAAAAGGGCGGTTCTGGCCTACTAATACCAATGAGCATGGAGCCGATCGATTTGCCTGAGATAGCAGCCCAGCGGGTTCTAGACCAATTTACTTATCAACTCGGAGCTATACCTTCTGTTGGGGGTAGACCTTTGGTAACTCCTCCAAAATTCTATAGACAGAAGAGAAAATAATATTATTTGCTAAATTGTATTATATGGAACGATTTAAAATTATTTAAGTCGTTATTAGTTCGGCTTTTAGGTCGTTTGGTA